GGGAATCGGGCGAAGCGACCACGAATGACGTTCGGCGATCCAGTTCCGGGAAATTCGATTCGAAGGATCGTGATCCAATGCCAGGATGCGACCTGATTGACCTTGAATGATGTTGCACCTGCGAAGCGTACATACGTCCAAGTCTTAGGTTTGATCGATTGCTTATCAATTCCCGAATCGGTTTTGTGCAAGATTTCAGGCATCGATCCACCTTTGGGGATTGCGACTTCCTGCCCATCCCTTCCATAGACGTCCCGATTGGATTTCGAAGTGCAAGTGGCTTCCTGTCGAATTGCCTGTCGATCCCACTTCACCAATCTGATCGCCCGCGTTTACACGTTCACCGACTTTGACATTGATTTTGCTTAGGTGACAATAGCCCGCCCATAGACCAGCGGATCCATCCTTGAATCGATCATTGTCGATGATGATGTGTTGACCGTAGCTGCGACCCCAACCGCGTCCGACTTTATGCCATCCAGCAAATACAACTTTCCCGGACACGGCAGAATTCACCGACGTTCCCTTTGGGCAACTGTAATCGACGCCTTTGTGCTTCTTACGCGTTCCCGTGTATGTCACGCCATAAGGGAAGGTAACGATCCATTTATTCGGGACAGGTTTCATCGCCAGACTTTCCATATCGCGGATCGTCAGGATTCATCCAGTTGATCAGAATTGGCAGACCAGCAATAAGACCCACCTGGACAATTTCTGGAATATTTAACGATGCGACATTGTCGATCACCCATACCAGCATTCCCGCAGCTGCGACTTTAGCAAATCCACCAATCGGGCTAGTGGCTAACCACGCGCCAATCATAATGATGCAATTTCCGCTTCGGTCAATCCAAGAGCTGCCAATTTAGCCAATGCGCTTGCGCGGGCTTCGGCTTTGGCTTTTGCTTCGGTGTCGGCAGCTTTGATTTGTGCTTGCATTTTTTTGCGTTCTGCAATTTCTTCTTCGTTAAATTCTCTTTCAATCAATTTGCCCGTTGCATTATCAAATTCAACAGCGATCAAAACTTCTTCATCTTTTTTTGTAGTCATGCTAAGAATTCCTTAATCCGTAAACGCGAATATTTCCGGTGATTGTTCCTGATTGTGGCGTGATGATAAATCCGTCGAATTGTGTTGTTGCATTGAATAAAGATCCAACTTGGCGGGTGACGGATGAATCTACCGTCAACGCTTGTGAATATGTACGAAGGGCAACTTGTGGATTTCCAAAATTGTAAGTTGTAAAACTTGGCGCGCCACTATCTGCCCGACTACCTTCGGCGACACCTGTTGCGCCAACAGCCTGACTTCCTTGCACCGTGGCTGATCCAAAGACAATTGCTACAGCGCCATAGAAATAATTCGCGGTACTATTTGTCGATCCGCCAGCGCGATAATTAAGCGTATGATTAGCGGTTGCCGTTGAATTTGTTATGTTTATGACGGCGCGATAATTTGTATATGCCGACGTAAATACGTTGTCAATTGCGACACTTGACGCGCCCGTGAACGAAGTATTGCTGATGAATTGTTGTCCAACATTTTTTCCGCCCGTAATGCTAAATAATGACGCGTCAATGTCGTCGCCAAGCGTTTCAATCGCTACGGCTCCCAATTTGACATAATCTGACGATGTGGGGACGTCCCACCCGTAATTTGGTGTAGTTGTTGCCATGTTATAGATCTTCCCATTTCACTAGAGCAGGATACGCCGTCCAGGTAGTTCCTGGCGGTATTTGATACCAGACAATCGATGGATAAGTTTCCGATTGCGCTGATGCGATCAAAGTAAGGATCGCTTGTTTCTGACGGATTGCCCATGAATAGCCTTCGACGTATCCTTCGAAGTCTGTTCCAAATACGATCGGCAAGTCCGAAGTCGTGATTGGTAATCCGCAATAAACGGACGCCAATGCGTTTCGTGTTGCATCCGCCACGGTCGGCGAATGTAAAGGGATGGTGAATTGTTCAGGATAGACCCGCGGATAAGATCGGGCTTCCAAGAATGCGTCCGCCTGCGTTTCGGCGTCGACTAAGTTGTGAAGGGTTGTTTCGCGTCGACCAGTTAATTGACCGTAAAGAATGATCGATTGTTCGTCGCGTGCATTGGCTTCGCCTGCTCGATAAGTCACGATTACGTCGTTAACAATTTCAGACCATTGGGCAGCTGTTTTCAAGCCTGACGCAAGGATGTCATTGTCGGTCAGATTTAACGCGGTATAACCTGCGCGGGCTGAATAGTCGTCGTAATGGATTGACCCGTCCCCGCGTTCATACAACACGCCACGTCCTGATTGCGCAGCTTCTTGCGCCAGCGTTAAGGCGTTCACGTCGCCGTCGTTATACGCTTCCAATTCATAGACGCCAGGTGTGTCGATGTCTGTCGCCAAATCATTTACAAGGGTAATGTTCACACCATCGTAGGAATCCCATGTCGTGCTGTCCGGTAAATCTGACCAGGCAAGGGTCGGCGATACATCGTCCCATTCGGTCAAGAAGGCTTCGGTTAAGATCTTCAGGATTCGATCGCCGTCAAATTCTTTCGGGTAACCTACCGATCCCGCTAATTTGTGATTAAGCGATGCCAACGGTCCAACGGCGGTCAAAGTGTAGGTCGTGACGTTTCCGATGTCGCCATAATCCGACAATTGAATGTCAATGTCGCTAATAATTCCCTTGAAGATCGACACGTCGCCAGCGGACGGGGTTTCAATGGTGATCTGGATGGGTTGTGACAATTGGACATCGATAGCCGTGTCCGCGGTGGTCCACAAGATCACGCGGGCATAACTAGGGGACGGTTGTTCCAGGATGTTCGGACGTCCGTTTGTAACGCTTATATCGTCAATAACAACGTCGGGATCGACTAGGACGGAATTGATAAAGACCGAAGGATTGGGATCGTAGGACGTCACAATCTAGCCCCCGCAAAATTGACGGGACCTGTCCGACGTGCGCTGTTTTGGAATAGCGTTTCAAGGCTTCTGCGGACACCTTCTGGATCGATTGCGCCGTTGATAGTGATGTTCACCCCGCCACCGCCACCGAAGGATCCTGACGGCGAAATTGCCCCTGATGTGTTAGCGGTAAATAATTCAGGTCCCGCTTCCCCAACGACGTAAGATTTGCCCTGGCGAACGGGTCCACCAGCTGCGCGGAATCCTTCGAAGGCTTTTGCGATCGCTTGACCGACAGGGGATTCCTTGATTGCGGTTCCAATGTTCTTAATCTTTTGGAAGATTGAATCCATCAAATCCCGGAAGGGTTCGATTTTCTTGTATGCCAAAACGAATGCAGCTCCAAGAGCTGCGACAGCGATCACGACTAATCCGATTGGGTTTAATGACAGGGCTAGATTAAGCGCGTATTGCGCAGCTGTAACGACCCCAGTAATTGCGGATTGAGCTGCCATCGCGACATTGTAAGCAACCACGGCGACAATTGATTTCTTGTAAGTAAGTTCCGCCAAGGTTTGAGCTGCGGTCGCCGATCCTGTCGCAGCTGCTAACGTCAGATAGCCGATCTTTAGAGCTGCGCCAATTGTTGTCGTGATGACCATGATTGCATTGGTAGCAATTAGCGCAAATTTCAAGCCAATGATTGCGATAGACAATGCACCGACCACGGCGCCGATTGTAAGGATCAATTCGGAATTTTGTTCGATAATAGGTGCAAGTTTGGCAAGGCTATCCGCCAGGGGACCCACGAACGGAAGAAGTCCATATCCGATTGATTCTTTTGCTTCATCGACCGCAACGGTCAATCGTGCGAACGATCCTTGCGTTGTAGCTGCTTCCGTCTTAGCAAATCCATCAAATTTCTTTGCCAAATCGTCATACACAACGCCGAAGTCTTTTGACTTTAGGATCGACGAATCAACGCCTAGACCCAATCTTCCTAATGCCGTCGCGTTTCCGTCGTATGCTTTGCCCAATGCGTTCGCAACGGCATCAACATCTTTGCCCGTAGCTGCGGAAATGTCCAGGCTTAAATTCAATAATTTCTGGGCTTCGGCGACATCTTCGGTCGAACGCAACAATCGACCCAATGACGGACGCAATTTGTCGTCCTGGATACCTAATGCAAGGGATGTCGCTGATATGTAATCTTCGACGGCTTGTGTTTGGGCTTCGGTTGCGCCTGTCGTATTCTTTAAGGTTTGAGCCAGGACGCGGGCTGATTGTTCATCTTCGGCAGCTGCCTTCGCAAAATCAACGGCAACGGCGGTCAATCCAGCCAATGCCACGGAAGCGACCTGCGCAGCTCTATTGACAGACTTAGACATCTTTTGAACGCCTGTCTGCGCGTCCTGGATGCCTTTAGCGAATCCCGTTGTGTCTGCCTGCAATAAGATCGTTAATGGACGACCCACACCTTTAGTTGCCATTAGTAATCAACCCCGCGATTCCATTTATCAACGACATCGTCCACGCCTTTTTGCCAGGCTAGGAAAGTCGGTTCCGTGTAAGAATTGGCAGCTGTATCGGTCCAGCCTGGACGAACGCCTTGCGCCCAAAATTGAAATTTACCGGTGGAAGCTGCGGAAGGTTGACTTTGATACACGCCTTTAATCGTACCGAAACGAATGAAATTTGTTGACGCGCCACCACTAAACGCGACGGACTTTGATCCGATTGTTACCTTCGGAATTCTGTCGCGTCCAGCCTTGACAGCCTGATTCAATTTGGATGCGTAATTTCCCGCGTGTTGACTAATGGCTGATTGAATTGAAGGGACCATGATCGAATCTGCGATCTGAATGGCGGTTTGACGTAGATCATCGGACGCGCCTTTTGGAAGGTTTTTTAATGAACGCAATATCGAAGCGTATTCGGTGGGATCCACCTTAATCGCTTCGCTAGATGCCATTTCATTTCCTTTTCGAATTTTCGATTCTTATTTTCTGGATAGTCCCTAACAATTCCCAATCAAGATCTTCCAGGTTAATCTTGACTATTCCTTCGACGGCAAGATCGGCGATGGTTCTTCCGATAGTGCCGTTTCCGTAAAATCCGTTTCATCAATTCCCACCAATTCGACGGATTCTAATTCGTTCGCCCATAGATCGAATTTCTTGTCGGTTTGATTTCCGCGTTGTAATACAGCGAACGCCATGACCATAAGATCTTCAAATCCCATGTTGACCTTAACAACATCTTCCCCGTCGACCCGCCGATTCTCAACAAGATCGGTCATCTTTGATTTCGTCATCCGTTCCCATTTCATGAGATCGGCGGGCAACGTGGTCACGACCATTACGCCGTGATCGGGATGTTTAATTTTGATCTGGATTTTCATTGGTCCTGATTCCTTTCGTTATGCCCGCGAAACGGCGCCGTCAACGACGACAAATTCAACGGTCACGGTTAGCGCGTCGGTAGCTGCGCCACCAACTTCTGGGAAGTTCGGGAAGATATCACCGGTAAATACGGAACCATTGGCTGTGAAACTAAATCCGATGCCTGTGTCACCAGCTGCGCCAGCTGCGTCGAATAGTGCTTCACACACGGACGCAGGTGTTGTGGATCCCCAATCCTGATAAAGTTCCACGGATAGCGTGGCGGTGTAGTCGATAGTCTTGTAAGCGCGACCAGATAGGACTTCAAGTGTCTGCTGATTTGGTTCGACGGCTAGGGTTACCGAAGCTGCGACGTCATCATACGAATCGCCGTCAATCGATAAGGACAGATCATGTCCTGTAACATAGGTAAGTGCCATTAGATTTCCTTAGATTGTGACATCGAATTGAATGTCGGTTGATAGTAGATCATTAGGTCCAACCTGAACGATCTTTGGTTGTGTAAAGTCCCCGACGCGGATTCCCGTCGGAAGGTTTTCGGACACGTTAGCGATCATCGCGTCCAAGTTTGTAAGGGCAGCTTGATTGTCATTAGCTGCGACACACAATGTCACCTGAAATGACAGGATCATTCGTGGCGTTGATCCAACGGTCACGATGGACGCGTATGGGGACGCAGGGACCAAAATCAAGCATGGTGGCGTCATGTTTTCAAGCGGTGCGGAATAAACGATGTAACCTAACGCTTCCAGCGTAGTCTTTAGAGCTGCGCGGGCGTCGCTTAATTTGTTCGACATTATCCAACCATCGATTTGGGATCGCGGTATTCGCTAATCAATCCAACGACGCGGGACAACAATGATCGTCCCATTCGATACGGTCCAGGATTGAAATCGACAGCCTGCATTTGACCCGATGCGGATTGACGTGCGTTCCAAATGTCCACGGCAACCATTAGAGCTGCGGTCCGGCAATTTTCATTCGTGTCGTAATAAGTTGATTGTCCTTGAAGAATGCAATCGCCATCAGGCACGTTCAATCGTCGCGCAATATCGGCATTAGTGATCGATGCCTGGAATGTGTATTCGGTGACCCGTGTGATTGTGCGGGTTCCGTCGAATGGGTTTCCGACCTTGCTGATTGTTACTTGCTGTCCGATGACGTAACCGTGCGGGCTTCGTGTGGCAAATGTTGCCACGTTGTTCCGAATGGTTACGGCAACAATTGAAGCACGATGGAAATTTAAGAATCCAAGAATTAGATTTTCGGCAGATTCCATCGCAGATTCAAGAAGTGGATCGGCGTAAAGATTGCCGACGCCTAAGATCTCTTTGAAATCATCGATGTCAATAAGTGCCATTTGAATTCCTTTGGATGAAGTGAAGGGGACCGTTCAGGACCAGGACGATCCCCTTCACGATGTTTCAACTAAGCGACGGTAATTGCCCGAATCGCTGTTGGGTACTTGTTAGCCAATGCCACGAAACCGTAGACCGCAATTTCCACGGTCATGGTGTCGATTACATTGACGCGAACCTGAGCGGTTCCGCTTTCGTAGAATGTCGCATACGCTGACGGGTAAGCCAGGATATTAGTTGCGCCGATGTTGTAATCAACGACCAAATCAAGACCCATTACGTTTCCGCGGGACATTACGTTTGTTCCAGCTGCATTAGTTGTTGGACCAACCGCATTGAATAATGGACGACCAGCGTCATCCACGTCGCCCAAGAGCGATGCGTACTGTGTAGCACCTACAAGTAGACGATTTGGGTTGAAACGCATGACGCTTGCAGACTCGGCTACGGCGTCGGCAATAGCTGCGACATAACCTGTTCCGCCTGATGCGCCACAACCTACAACACCTTCGGTGAAGGCGTAAAGATCGGTTTGTTGTGCATAGGACGCAGCTAGTCCGCGAAGAAGTTCGTCAAGGTAAGAAGGATCGCTTCTTTCGAGAAGTTCTATCGAAACGCGTTGCATTCCCGAAAATTTGACGATATCAACGGTTAGATCATCGATTTCGGTCATTGTGTCGGATGGTGCTGCTAATTCGTCGGTTTCTGCAACGGTAGGAAGTACCTGCCAGCGTGGGATTCTGAATGACATTCCAGCTGCAGGAAGTGCGCGACGCTCAATGCTGTCGATGAATGGACGTGATGAATCAACGACGCCGATAATTTCCCGAAGGAATGGTACTGGAATAAGACCAGCGTTGTCGGTTGTTGTTGCTTCGCCAGCTGCGGTTAGGAAATCCATCGCATCGCGATTTCCGCGCTGGGCTGAAAGGATCTTGCTTGCGTATTGACCAGCGGTCAATTCCGGAAGTGCGCGTGGCTGTGTGAAGATAGGGGATCCGAAGTTTGACGCTTGGACCTTTGACGCTTCAACATCCGAAGCCACTTCGACTTCTTCGATTGGTTGTTCTGACATAGTTTCGATCTCCTCGATCGTTTCGGGTGTTTCGTCATCTTCGGGATCCGAAGCTGCGACTTGTGTAACACGGGCATCATTGAAGGCAGGTGAAGTCACCAGGCTAGTTTCAATCATTCGTGCAGACGTGACATGGATTATCCCGTCACGAATTTCATGGGCGTCGATCATCGCGCCAATGGAAAGACCATCGCGCAATCCTTCCGACGCTTCGATAAGCGCGTCCGCGCCTGCGGTGGTTTCGGCGATCTTAAATGTGCCGTTTATTCCGCCAGGTGTGACGCTGAAGTTAATGGCTCGACCAATCGGACGACGATTGTCATGTTCTAAAAGAAGTTTGACGGAAGCGGGATCGATTTCGTTGATCGAGCCAAGTTCAAATACCACGGGACCCATTGACGTCGCGCCAGGCTTGCCAAAAGGCACGACGACCCCTGTGATTGTTTTTTCTGCTACGTTCGCAGCTGTAATCGGTGCGCTGAATTCTAATCTCATTGGGTTGGAATTTCCCTTGTCTGTGATGTTGGTGTTGTGCCATTATCCGTGGCAGGTTCGGTCCCGCGTGGCGCAAGATCTTCCATAGCGCGGGCTTCATCAAGATCGATGATTCCTGCGTCCAATAGTTTGATCGTGATGTCGACGCGTTCCATTGGGTTTCCGCGTAGGAAGTCGTCAATTGCAAATCGGACGATCTGATTGCGCGGTGTTACGTCATCCATTGAAAGACGATCTTCAATGATGGAAATGTATGGGCGAAGTCCGAAGTCGAGAAGGGATCGACGTTCGGCGGTCACGTTTGAATAAGTCATTGACGCGGATTCGGCGTTTAGATACCAGGCAGGAATTCCGCAGGTTCTAGCGATGTCCGCAGATAAGAATTGACGGGCTTCGACCATTTGCATTTGGGCAGAATCTAAACCGACAACTTCTAACTTGATAGGTCCTTCGACGTATGCGGTTGATCGTTCACGGCGGGCGCGCTTGAAGGTGTCCATTAGTCCAGCGACCTGATCGCCCGGTAAATTCATTCCTTCATTCATTAGGACCATTTGTGGAACGGGTTCGGAAGCCATGCGATAAGACGCTTGTTCAAGTTCAATCGCTGTCTTAATTGTGCGACCAGCGCGGGCAATCAAGCCTTCTTCAATTGATTGAAATACGATCAAGGAATTTAGACCCGTATTCGGGACGGGCTTAATGTCTACATTGTAGGAAGTGATCATTGTGCCGTCGGGACTTACATTCCAAGTCACGCGACCAGGATTGATTCGTCGGGCGCGATATGGGCGACCATCTTCCAGGCTAACGTCCAAGACTTGAAGATAAGCTGCGCCATAAAACATCAGATCGTCCACCAACCATGAAATCGTGTTGATTCTAGGAAGTGCGGGATCAGGTTGTTCGATAAGTGTGCGGTTTGTAATCTTCGCGCCTGTGATGCGATTGAAAGATTCCAATGGGATCGTTCCGATGGATCCTGCAAGAATTCCGCGGGCGCGGGCAACGGCAGGGACGGTCATCGCTTGCTCACGGGTTACGGTGACAACGGAAGGGACTTCGCCAGGGAATCCCCATGCCGAAGATAATCCGGAATATGGGATGTCTGCCAATGTAGCTGCGCGAACGCTCATGCCTGGCGTAAATGGTTCATCGTTAGTGATGCGAAACGCATTCAAGAATCCCATGATCCCATGCTTGACGTTTATTTTGTCCAATGCAAATAATGAAACAATTTGACGCGTGTTGTTACATAAATGATCCCGAAAGTGCCAAGAATAACCTTCGGGATCGTAATCAGATTACACGACAGCCGACACAACCTGCGTCCGCGGTGCTTCCGCGTGTCCAACGGCTAGTACCATCGCGACAGCTGCGGAAATTGGTGTCTGACTAGCACGGCGGGCAATTCGCCATCCACCATCGGAAGCGGGACGCCTGGCACAAGCTGCCAAATGGGTTCGAAGTTCGACTTGTCCCGTGTGGACGATTCTGCCCGCATTCATCGATGACATTGTGACGTCGCATAACGTGGCGAAATAAGCGGACGACCAAGGTGTGCTTTCCATCCTGATCCCTGCCTTTTGAAGTAATGGCGCGATGAATCCACCGGTATTTGGATCAAATGCAATCTGTCGGATTTTGTATTGTCTGGCGATAATAGCAATTTCGGAAGCAAGTTCCCGATCATTGATTGGACCATCTTTTTTCCATTGGTGAAGGAATACCCGCAGCTTCCCTTCGACTTCTTGCGCCGTTACCAGGAAGGCTTCGGTTCGGTTAAATACAAGATCCAATCCTGCCCATGTTGGAACGCCTGACGAATCCAAGACCAACGTCCGATCCGTTCCCGCATCAAATTCTTCGAGATTCCAGGGGCTGTCCAATGCTTGGATCCATTGGCATAATAGTTCGGTTCGGATTGTGTCTGGATGATCGCGGGCGACCGAATCTTCCAATGATTGAATTCCGACCGTGTACCCAAGCGCGGGATTGGCTTGTTGCCAGGCTTTGACGTCATCAATTCGGCATCCAGGTTCGGCGGACCATTCATACCATCCAAGTCGCGGGTTGTCGTCGGCTAATGCGCGATTGCGTAAATCATTCAAGACCGTCGAAGTCAGATCGCCCGCATTACTAGATACCCAGGTGGACGGGTTTGATTTGGCACGGGTGATCGGCGCAGCTGCGGACCAGACCGATTCTTGAATTTCACGAAGTTCGTCAACCCATAGGAAATCCGCCGATGCGCCACGCGCCCCGTCCGCGGTAGCTGCTAAGACGCCAAATTTGCGGACACGGTTGCAAGGTCCATCGCATTCATTCGGATAATGGTGACACCAGACTTCGATTGATTCAGATCCATTCGTCCGGGAAATTCGTTTAATCCGTTTACGCATCCAGGCAACCGAATCCGCCATGTCGACGATCTTCCACAAGTGATCGATTGACAATCGGCGATTCTGCGCAATCCCGTACATTTGAGATTCACCAAATAAATACAATCCCGCCAGGACGCGCATCCGTACAAGGTGCGACTTACCCGATTGGCGGGCAACCAAGATCCCCGTGGTAGTCCTGATCCATTTGTTTTCGTCATCAACCTTTAAGGCGTCGTCCATAACGTACTTTTGCCACGGCATGAACGGGATTCCAATGTGGTCGGCTAAATCACTTACTAGGGGTCCCAGGCTTCTTCCGTGGACTGGACTTGACTGGATCCGCGGTGTTGACGATCCGTAGATAAGTGTTTTGGAATTCGTCGCCATTGGATTCTTCCTTTTTGGTTGATAGGTCGTG